AAGTAGGTGAGGGTAATCAACAAGCAGCTGTGGGTACGACCGTAGCATTGCTAGAAAGGGGAAGCAGAACAATGTCTGCAATTCACAAAAGAATTTATGCAGCATTAAAACAAGAATTTAAATTATTAGCACGAGTTTTTAAGTTATATCTACCCAATGAATATCCCTACGATGTTGTTGGTGGTCAAAGAATGATTAAACAAACAGACTTTGATGACAGAGTAGATATATTGCCAGTTGCGGACCCCAATATTTTCTCACAGACGCAGCGTATTTCCCTCGCACAGTCGGAGCTGCAGCTGGCAACATCTAATCCACAAATACATAATTTATACGAGGCGTATAGAAATATGTATGAAGCGTTAGGAGTAAAAGAGATTGACAAAATTTTAAAACGACCACAACCGCCCGCACCAAAGGACCCAGCGTTAGAACACATTGATGCTCTCGCTGGGAAACCGTTCCAAGCGTTTCCTGGTCAGGACCACAGAGCACATATAACTTCGCATTTAAATTTTATGGCAACTAACATGGCTAGAAATAATCCAATGGTTATGGCTGCACTTGAAAAAAATTGTTTTGAACACATTTCTTTAATGGCTCAAGAACAAGTTGAGATAGAATTTAGAGAAGAAATGCAACAGCTAATGATGATAAGACAAAATCCTCAAGCTGCAATGAATCCACAAATTCAAATGCAAGCAAAAATGATTGCAGAAAAAATAGAAGCAAGAAAAGCACAACTAATTGCTGATATGATGGGTGAATTTATGATGGAAGAAAAGAAAATTACGTCTCAATTTGATAATGACCCAATCGCTAAACTAAGAGCAAGAGAATTAGATCTTCAAGCACAAGAAAATCAAAGAAAACGTAAAGAAGGAGAAGAGAGATTAAGTCTTGATAAGATGAGAGCGATGATGAATCAAGAAAACCAAGACGAAAAACTAGAGCAAAACGAAGAATTAGCAAAATTAAGAGCAAATACTTCGATTGAAAAGACAATTTTATCAAAAACATTACCAAGTGCTAAAGATATGGGCCCTGGAAGTGTAATAATAGCGAGAGAAGATGACAAAAAAAACTAAAAAAGAGAAAAAAGTAGCTAAAGTTATGAGAGAGTACAAAAAAGGCGAGCTTTCTATTGGAAAATCTGATAAAAAAGTTAAAAATAGGAAACAAGCTATAGCAATTGCTTTGAGAGAAGCAGGAATTAAAAAGAAAAGGAGCTAAAATGGCAGAAGAAAACAAAAAAAGCCTGAACCATGAAATGTTTACGAACAAAGATGGTTATGTTGAAGGTGGAAAAGAGATC